AAGCAGTTGTATTTCCAACACCTGGTCCTGACAATGTTATTTCTGGTGGATTTATTACATCATAATCCTTTCCACCATTTAATAATGTAACTCTATCTAATGGTCCAAAATAAATTTTATCTTCTGATTTATAATTTGTTACCTCAACACCATTAACTAATAACCCTGTTGATCCTGATATTGTCTTAACAGATGTTGCATTTGATAGATTTGGGTTAAGAGGAAACTTTTTAAGTAATTTTTGTGATGCTATCTCTTGTTCGAGTATTCCAACTAAAGAAAAAGTATGTGTACCAGATCCTGGTTGTAATGCTTCAAATTCAATAAAATCAGATATTGGAATAAATGATCTAGAACGATATAATCTTATTTGGTTTGTATTTGATAAAACTTCAACGAAATATGAACCTTCTGGTAAATTTGGTAATACTGTGCCTTGTGCAGTATAAAAAACTTCATCACCAGTTATAAATGGAACTGGATTTGGAAAAGATATAATACTATATTTTAAAGTATTTGGATTATATCCAGAATTTGGTAATTCATTTCCAGCAACAGCTTCTGGTATTATTGATTTTGGTAATTCTGTGGTTATTTGATATGATGGTAAAGAATTGGATGCAACATAAAATTCACTTGAAGGTGGAATATCATTATAAACATTAGTTACATCTGTTGTAAGAATATTTTGACCAAAATCTATATCTGTTTTTGTGCTTGAAGCACGATTAATAACTCTTCTTAAGTCATACTCTCGATTTGGATCTGGTAATACTGTGATATTGGATAAAAGTGTTAAATTGTTTATTGAAATAGTTGATGTGTCTTTATCAATATTACCAACTGTACCAGTAGCAACCACCTCTTTTTCATTTCTGAATAATACTTCAATATTATCACCAATTTTTAAACTTGATTTGTCTATATCTCTTGTAGCTAAGACAATATTAGCACCAAATATATTTTTAACTATAAATCTTGAAGATGTGTTATAAATCCACGAATTAGCAAATATTTGTTTCTTCGTTCTATCCTCGACTGGATTAAGTATTTTTTCACCAACATTTCTAACTGTTATATTCTCACCCTGTGTTAGTAAACGAATATCTGAAGTTGGAACAAATTTAGATAATACACCAGTTAGTCTTAATTTTACTTCCTTTGTTAAATCACCATTTTCATATCCATAATAAAATTCTTCTGATCTAATATCATCAGTTGAAGTTATAACACCTACAATATTCTGACACCCAAAAAATTGGTTAACTGATTTATCACTATAGTAGATATTTGTACTAATTCCAGATACTAATGTTCCAGTAGCACCAAATCCAACAGTAGAATCAACTGTTATAACAGATGATCCTACAGAAACATTACCAATTACCTTTGTTTTGGGAGTTACACTAAATGTACCTTCAATTAAATCAACATCATTAAATCCAACAAATAAACCAATTTTATAATATACCTTTCCTTTCCTTGTTAATGGTTCAACTTCGGATATTGATGCTCTTGTTGCACTGTCAGTTGATTTTATAATTGTTTGACCAACCAAATGAATTGGATTTCCAGAAAGTGCTTCAGCAAGAACCACTTCTCTTCTTATAAATTCTGCTGTTGATGGTTTTATTAAATATTGCTCTAAATCTAAAATTTTAGGAGTTTCATTATATAAAACATTGAACAATATTCTAAATGACTCTTCTGTGCCTTTTGATTGATATAATGACTTTGAATTTTTAATAAAATTACTTACATCTAAATTATTAACAAAATTAACGTTCTCTAAACCAGGTGTGAGTAATTTTTTTGTCTTTTTGTAAAATTCTTTAAGAAATAATGCACTTAAATTAACAACAGTAGCATCATTTTCATGATTAATTGCTAATGAGTCCGAAAATACTAATTCTGAAGGATTATTTTCTGCATGATAAGTTGTTATACCACTAAAACCACGAATACAACCAGTAAAACTATTAGTAGTAATACCAGTATATGTTACAACTTCATTTTCAATCTTAAAAAGACCAAATTCTTTTGGAAAACCCTTTGTACTACTAACATTTACAGTTGTTGAAGTAGTTGTAATACCACTTGTTAACTTTGTTTCCCCTACAATAACTTCGGGAGTTAAATTATCTAATTTTATGTACTGATCAAGATTATCAGTAAGGTCAATCGGACCTCCTTGATATTCCTGAGAAATATAGTATTGCTTTAAAAAATCGACTGCCTTTGGGCTTTCAGATATTAAAAACTCAGGTACTTGATTTTCAATTATCTGTTGGACTTTGACTCTTTTATCAATTCCAGTGGTTATCATATTATCCTCTTACCAGTGCTCCATTTGCATAACTTGATGTAGTCTTATACCCGACACCAGATATCTGTTCACCAGAAGTAATTGTGTCTTTAATCATATTTATATTGCTATCTCCAACTGCAAAACTCAAATATAAATCTTTTAATCCAATTACATCATTTGACTCAGGAAATGCTTGTATTTCAACAATATTATTATCTCTTTGTGTAGAAGTAATGTTCACTGTTGATATGATAACCTCACCTTTCATATAATCAACAATTCCAGCAGAAGCAACAACTAAAGAACCAGAAAATTCAGTATCACCTTTTACGATTGCTAATACACCCTTTCCACTTCCATCTAAAGTGCCATCAGCAAGTTTATTTGGTATATCTGTAAAATATACAGTATCAACTTGTCCTTGAATAGTGAATCCAGTGCTTTTTATATTCCTACCTGATGGATTAATGTGGAATTGATTACCATAACATAATTCATATTGAGCAAATTGATTTGTTAGTGCTTTAAGATTTCTTCTAATCTTTACTGTTGTTATGTTTGACGTAATTGCATCATCAATAGTGTCAATTACGTTCAACATCTTACTATACTTAAATCTTCCACCAAATTTATTTAAATCAGTTGATGAAGCATAAGTTATAAGTCCATTTGTGATACTTGTTTTTAACTCAGATACAGTTGTTACTTTTGATTGATCATAGTAAACATTTGCATCCAATTCAACATAAAGTAGTTTAAGATCAAGTATTTTCTGATTAATTCCTGCAAGAGTATATCCTTTTAAATTAGATAATATTCCCTGTTTATCAAAATCAGACACAAATTCACCATTTTTTGGTTTTATTGTAATGAATACTGTTCCAAACTCTGGTGGATCTAATTCTTCACCACCAACAACAGAAACTGACTCTGTATTTGGATATATTTGTTGTATTACAGACTCGTAATCCCTTGCTGTAACTGCTCTGTACTGTGATGAATAAAGTCTAGGTGCAAAATACTTAATAGAGTCAATTGACTCAATATTACCCCCATTAGATGCCGCTGTGGTGGTTGTAATTGTTGGTGTAACTGTTGGTAATGAAATTTGATTTGATGAGGATACAGTGCTTCCTGCATATGTAAAGGTAGCAGGACCATTTCCTTCGGTTCCATCCGTGACAATGTAAGAAACATTGATAACAGCATCATTTTCTAACTTCTTACCAAATACCCCATCACCAAATAGTAATTCATACCTCTCATCAGTAATTTCTTGTATTAAGTAAGTCTCTGAAGTATTATTAATATTCAATATATTATCGACTCTACCATATTCTCTTCCCAAACCAGTATCAGAAGCACCTTTTACATAAACTTTGATGGTTGAGGTGTCAATAAATGAATTTTCAAGTATAAATCTTTGATCTAGTGATCCATCTACTATAAAACTCTTTGATAGATATGTTCCTTGATATATGACAATATCATTAAATGATGCAGTGCTACTTACTATATTACCAGATGCATTTACATTCTGAGTAGTTGTTGTTGTAATTGTTTCTGGGATTGAAAACACATATGAAGTATCATTTGCAGAACCAACACAGACTAAACCTGCTTGTAAAGTAAGAGTTGGAGTGTTCCCAGAGGTTGTAACGTCAAAAGAGACCGTTGCTTGTGCAGCAGTCCTTGATCTTGGTACATATCCAATGTTTCGTGCAAGAGAAACGACATTTTCACGCACTGTTGCAGAGTCTAAGAACGACTCATTCACGATCATATTGGAATTAAACGCCGTAATATACGTATTATATGCTAAAGTGTCAATTAAAACCGAAAAATTAGACCCTTCAAAGTCAAAATCTGTAAAATCAGAGTTTGCACGGAGATAATCCTTGATAGAGGTCTTAATTTGATCGAAATCGAGGTTTGTAAACTTAGTAAAAGGCATTTATCTTGTTGCTTCGAGCATGAATGTGAATTCTTGTGTAGGAGTGTCCTGTCCGACTATAGTAAAGAATACAGTTACCTCAAATTCGTAAGTATCTGGTTTTGGTTGTACCTCAACTGTCACATCATCTATTCTAGGTTCAAAGTTTTCAAGAGTAATTTGAATTTGGTTCTGAATTACAGACGCAGTACCAAAATCTACGAATTCAAATAGGCTGTCACGAACCTCCGACCCTATTGCAGAGTTAAAAAACCTCTCCGTAGGGATAGTTTGTACTAAATTTCTTACAGACTTCTTAATTGCATTCTCATTTTTGAGAATTGTGAGGTCTTTTGTAACTGGATGAGGGGTAAAAGACAAACTTATGTCCTTAAATGCCCTTGAAATCCGCTTTATTGCCATATTAACAAGAGTTTTCCTGTTTTATTTATGACACTTTTTTGTAAATGTTATTATTTATCCCAATTCTGGTTCAAAAGGTGCTCTTTTCTTCTCAATTGCTGTATTTCCTGCACCTACATTCATATCAATTACCTCTTCTTCATATAAATTAAGGTCAACAGACCTTTCTTTTGCTGTTTTCCAAAAATAATTCTCATCATTACCCAATCCATCACGGTCATGACCGTTTTCTACCTGATAATAGACAGTTGATACCTTAAAATCAGGCATTTTAGGTGTTTCTGGTGTTAAACTGTTGTCATATATACGCATTCTGTTATTTGGATACAAACAAAACTGCCCATTGTCCAATTCTAAGAGGTTATGAGACTTATGTTCAGCAGGTTGTTCGCTTGTAGAGTAGTCGATTGCGTCTACATCTTGATGATAATTGTCTAAAGTACAAATATAAGTGCCAGTTTGAGTCCCAAAGTCTCTTGTCATCACTTCATAGTGCATCGAACCGATAAATTGCTTCTGAACTGCGACCACTCCGTAGTCCATACAGTTCCAAAACTGTAAATTATGCAGTGTCATGTCTGGTTTTGGTGTCTCAGGGTCACTTGTAAACGCAGAAATTGGTAATTTATCGAACATTGCAGCATAATCAGGCAAATAAGTCTCAAAATAAAAGGCACGACCAGGTATACTTTTCGCAGAAACCCAGACTCCTTTCACAAATTCACCATGACCACTCTTATGATCGGTCAAATACTCCTTACGAACCCATACTTCATAAGAAGGCAAGTTAGTAATTAGTGTACTCATCGACCCTGACCTCGATATTTTTTCTTTGCCTTATTGCGACTGGTCGCAGACAGTTTTGTATTCACTGACTGACCTTGACGAGTCTTCTTTGGACGAGACTCAATGGTGGGAGTACCCATACTAAAACGAACTGCCATTACTTTCTTCTGTCCTCATTTAAAGGTGAACCAAAATAGTCACGATTCACAACGTATAATAATACAAGAGTGAATAAAATACCAAGAAAACCAACAATCAGTATTGGTGACTCTGGAATATCATAAACTGGAACTGTCATCTAGATTTAAAATAATTGTACATAAGATAGGAATAATATCCGAGGGCGGAGAAACACGCTGCTCCAATGATTATTTCCATTACTGATTCTCCTTGAGTGACATATCGATCACTTCAACTTCGTCAGGATCGATTGCACCTTCTCTTCCTTCGTCAAATCTCTGAACCAGTATCTGCATTGCATCATACTTGCCTGCTTCACTCAACAGACCTTGGGAGAGTTCGCGCCCATTGTGTATAAGTTTATACTTTCTTTCTAATTTACCTTTAACCATAATAACTCCTAGTGATGTGGATTGTAAAAATATAGAATGTAGAGAATCACAAAGATTACTACAATAAAGATGAGACCAGCCATCAGATTACCCTCGTCTTTTCATGACCCACTCGTATTCGTGGATCGCACCATGTTACCATACCTTCTTTCTTTGCATCTAAACAGAACGATACATCTTCTCCGCACATATCCTGTACCTTTCCACTATCAAACACTTGCATCTTCGGAGCAAACCAAGGATATTCAAGATTCTCAAAGACTCCATTCTTAATTAACACCCAACCAAAACCAGTATAATCAACAGTGAAAGGTTTTCTCTTCTTACTGATTGACTCCACAGTTTCATGATTCATGACTCCGCCATTCTTTGCAAAGTCCTCTTCACTTAACCAATGTGCAACAGATGTAGTATGTCCATCTTCAGTGGCATACCAACCAGCAACAATCTCTTTGACCTTACTGTCATCAACACCTAACTGTGTACTGACAAGTTTACCATCCTTATCCTTTACTTCCTGAGTGACCTCTGCATCCTTTGTTGCAAGATCAATCAACTGCCAAAACTTCTCAGTACCAAAAACTATATCACTATCAATCCATAACTGATAATCATAGTTAAGTTTACCATCCCAAGGAATCTGTTTCGGGCCTCTCAATACATTTGCACCTAATACCTTACAACGTGCAAAGTTAACCATTGAGGAATAATCTTGAGATATCTGTATTCCATTTCCATTCTGTACAAGATCAAAACATAACTGTACAAAATTCTTGAGAAAGATATAAGAACAACCTCTGCCTGGAAGACAGAAAACTATTTGTTTACCTTTCACTCTCTGTTTAATTCGATCGTAATCCCATTCTTCCTTCTTCGGTGTTTCTTTGGGTATTACTTTAAATCCTTTAGCCATAAAATGTAGTGTTCACATTCATATTATACCATATTATTTAGGGGTTGTCTATAGACCTCCGTTGTTCGGAAACTCGTACATGGGCTTACTACTGATAGTTGGAGTTGTAGACTGACTACG